GCCAACGAAGAAACTTACTTTAAGGCTGCTTCAGAAAACGTCTACGGTATGCTTCAAACTAGGTTTAGTAACGTAGTTGAATCTGCTGAAAACATGTCTGGTAGCACCCTAACCGATATTACCAAGCGTAGGGCCGAGGCTATGTCTGATGGTTCAATCTCACCTCAGGAAGCCCAGGAACTACAGGTAATGATGGGGCAGTTCAAAGGAACTATTGACAGAGATTTTAACACCCTTATGGAACCATATATGGGTAAGATGTCTGTCGTTAAGAGACAAGAACTTCGTAAGATTCTTGACGATGAATACAAGAAACTAGAAGAAGATGTTCTTACTGGCCGAACTGGCAGTCTAGACCACAATAAGAGAATGGTAGACCTAGCTAAACAAGGTGATGCTTACGCAGTAATGCAACAGTCTCCTAGTGCTCGTGCTGCTGCTGCTCTTGATGCTGTCAGCAAAGACGCAGCTAATATCTTTATTTTACAGAATGCTTCTAAACTAGCTAATGAAGTTAGTAAGGTTCAGCTTGGACAAATTGGTATTAAAGCAGTTCAAGGGAAGCCTCTAGGCCCTACAATTACTAGTGAAACTCAGACTGCTGATCCAAAACAGAAAGCTGAAGTAGCTAACGCTTCTATTACCGGTGTCAAAAACCGGCTTCTTGATCCTAAGACTAATCCAGAGACTATCCGTCAGCTAAGCTCTAGTTTGTTTGCTGAGGGTAACATGGATATGCTCAACAAGAACTTTTCACCTAACAGCAGAACTAAAGTGTTTACTGCTCTAGCTTCTCCTGCTATGACTCAGAGAATGGTTGAGATTGGTAAAACTAACCCTAAGGCTCTAGAGGATTACAAGAACTGGGTAACTACTAACTTCTACTCAGTAATGAAGGTACACGTAGACAACCTAAAGAACCAGTTCTCTGGCGGTACAGATACAACTGCACAGGGTAAAAATCCACTAGTTATTGGGTTTGATGGTCAGAGATTTACTATCTCAGCTAACCCAGAGAAAGCTCGTATTGGTGCTTCTGGTAGACTAGAGGCTGGTGGACAGGCTTGGGCTGGACAAACTCCTTTTATAAGCACTGGTATGCGTTACTCAATTGAATCAGTAAACGAAATCAACAAAGCTCTAGAAGCTATGGAGCCAGTACTTGCTCTTTCTGGAAACAAGGAAGGCCAACCTAGCCCACTAGACCAAATCTTCAAGACTATTAGTGTAGGCGGTGCCCAGCGTTCTGATCTTCAGGAAATTGCCAGAGCTTACCAACAGTATAAACTAAGTGAAGAACAAGCTCAGGGTGTTGCTGGTAAGAAACCATCAATGACTCCTGATAAGTCTCAACCTGTTGTAGACAATCCAAGACAAGCTACTCCGGCTGATCCTAACGCTATGGCAGACGAAAGTGAACTACCGCCTACAGAGCCTCTAGCTTTTGAGAACCAAGCAGTAGACGGCAACACTGTTAAAACAGTACCTACTATAGCAGAACCCGGAAGGTCTAGTGCTCCTGATAGACTACCCCAGTCTAACCCGCTAGGTCTACAGGTACAGTCAGAGTCAGAGGCTAATGCCAACCCAATGGTAGCAGGGTTTATTGTGCCTACAGACGGCAGCTTTAGGCCCGGTGGTGATAGGAACACAGCTAAGAGCACAGTAAGTAGAGAAGCCTCCCCTGTTGCTACTGGTGATCCTCTAGACCTAACTAGGTATTACCAGAAGACTATGAGTGCTGAATCTAGTGGTAGAGCAGACGCTAAGAACCCAAGATCAAGTGCTACTGGACTATTCCAGTTCGTAGAAGGCACTTGGAAAGGGTTAATGCGTAAGTACCCAGAACTAGGTCTTACACCCGAAGGTAGAACTGACCCAGCACAGCAGAAGAGAGCTATGGAGAAGTTCACTCAGAACAACATCCAGTCTCTTCGTAAAGCTGGTCTACCAGTTACCAATGGCACTCTGTACCTAGCTCACTTTGCCGGTGACGGAGGTGCTAAGGCTCTTCTAAGGGCAGACGCTAGAACTCCTGTAGAAGAAGTTCTCGGGGCACCTGCTGTTAAAGCTAACCCATGCCTACAAGGTAAAACTGCTGGGTGGGCTATTAGATGGGCTGAACGTAAGATGTCGTAAGACATTAGTTAAATGACAAAAAAGAACCCCCAAGGATCGCGGTCCAAGGGGGTTTTTCTTTGTCTTAATGAGTAGGGATTATGTGTTCTTCACAAAGGAATCCTTGCTTGTACGGTAGCCCAGACTTGTTTAGTTCATCAGACTCAGCCAACATAAATTCAATACCAGAACGAACACATTCATCTAGGTTTGGCATTGGTTTTGTAATTATCTGTGGTGGTGCTGAGGCAACCATAAGAATAACTGTTAGTAATACAGACTTAATCATTACTTCATGCTCCTAAACTTAGCCGGTAACTGAGCGTACCCTGCAATGTCATCCCAGTGTTCTTTGACGTAGTAGTTACCCGCAGCAATCCTAGAAATCTTGTGTAGAATCATTTCGATAGCCTCATCTACAATTGGGTCCGAGTCTTTTTCAAAGTAAGTTTGGTACTTGTAGTAAACATCCTTTAATTCCTGAGAGATTAATGCTTGTTGGTTAAAAGGACCATGCGTCTGCTCTCTGGTTGAAATTAAACCTTTGGTAGAATCTTCGCTTGCCATCTTATTAAGAACCACAATAACCTCCTGAAGTGATGTCACAAACATCGTTCATTTCTACATGTTCTTCCATTTCAGTACCGAGTGTTTTAACAGCTTCTTTGTAAGAAATAGGTGTAAGTGGCTGGCCACCTCTAGCCCCATCTGGGTAACAAGTAAAACCACGAAGTCTAGGGGAGTACTTAGCCAAGACAGAGGTAAAATGGTCTACTTTATCTTCGTTATTTAGATCAGTACCCCAAGCTGGTAGGTTGATAGTACTAGAAATAGACATATCAACGTAATCTTGAACGTCTGCCTGAAACTTAATACGTCTTTCATAGTCAGCAGCTAGATCAATAGCACTTTCTACTTTATCAGGGTCAACACCAGTTGTCTGTATAATTTGCTGTGCAGCATGATCTACATAGTTTTGGTAGTGCCACTTAGTTCCTTTTAGGTATCTGCGCTTGTAAGCCACTGCATAAACCGGCTCAATACCCGTTGTAGTACCGGCAAGAATACCAATAGTACCAGTAGGGGCCACAGCACGATTAGCCACAGGGCGACTAATACCAAGTCTATCAGATTCAATCTTTGATACATGGTCAGATACACCTTTGTAGACAGACAGCCAATTTCGCAGTTCATTGTTCATCTCGTAACGATGGCCACGTTGTAGAAGCCACTCGTGAACACCCATAATACCGAGACCTAGACGACGATTTTTTTCTCTAGTTGCATATACCTTATCGTAAGGTAGATCAGCCTTGAGAGTACCAATAAGTAAGAACTCTGTTGCTAGTGCTACAGCAGAGGCAAACTCTTCCACAGTTTCAATACGAGAGAGATTTAGGCTGCCAAGGTTACAAACATCAGAGTCATCACTAGAAGTTACTTCTGTACAGGCATTACGTAAAGTCTCTGTTTCCTTATCAAAGAAATTAAAGCTGAACCCCGGCTCACCAGTTTTCATCGCTTGCCTAACATTCTTCTTAAAAGTGTCACCAGCGTTATTTGTCTTCATATAGTTTAGAAGCCACTTGGTGTCGTAGTTAATAGAAATGTTAGTCATGTCCAGTGGGGCAGGAAAATCAAAGTCTTGTTCTTTAATGTCCTTTAATGTTAGGCCAGTTGTACCGACCTTTAGGGCATCCCAGTCTTTTACATTAAGAAATGTTTCTACATCAGCATGCCTACAGTTTAGAGAGGCATAGATAGCTGATCTACGGGAACCACCTTGCATTACTCTACGTCCAATCTCATTGATCATCATCATCTTTGGGATTGGACCAGAGGCTAGGCCACCAGTTCTAGAAATAATAGAACCAGAGGGACGATAAACCGAGTAATCAATACCAATTCCACCGCCGGTCATAAGACACGACTCAGACTTCCAAGAAAGATTTGCCCAATCTTCTCTAGTGTCTTCTTCTGCTTTTAGAAGGTAGCAGTTATTAAAAAATGCCTTGTCTCTGCCAGCGTAATAAAGATAACGGCCACCGGGGATAAATTTCATATCTCTAATTAGTTCAAAGAGCATTTGACGTTTATCTTTTGCCATATGCTCTTTACAAACATGTTCTACTAAAGTTTTAGACAACTCTTCCCAAGATTCTGCGCTTTGATGTCTATACTTAGAATTAAAGATTGTTTCAGAAAGCTGGTTCCGAAACATTGGGTTTACATTAGATTTAAAAAATGTCACACTAGGTCCTTACAAATAAATTGGGAATTGCTGATCTTTAAATTGTTCAGCGTATTTTTTTGCTTCTGAAAGAGTAGAAAAGCTTCTAATTTTTGAGTACCTGTAATAGTTAATTTGAGAGCCATTAACAAGTTGTTTTACGTAAACAGTAAAAGGATACCAGCTCCTTGGTTCAATATCAATTTTAACTACAGGGTCTTGGCTTGTTGCAAGGGTCACACTAGGTCCTTAAGGTTTGGTTCTTTGTAGTTTGGCCCCTTTTGTACTTTACCGTCTTCTCTTAGAATAGGTTTACCATCAGAACCAAGCTTCGACATATTTGAACGATGAACTCTCATAAAAGCTTCTTCAATAGGTAGGTTATAAGTCACACAGAATCCAAATACAACATAGAGAAGATCGGCAGTTTCCTTTAGAATATTAACTCTAATAGGTTCTGGTACTTTAGCACCAGCTACGATAAACTCATCTGCTTTCTGAAACTCTAGACCTAGTTCCTTGAACTCTTCAGCGATAAGACGCCAACGAAGCCAAAACTCATTGGGAGAAATCTTCTCGAAGTCTAGACCAAACGGATGGTTAAAGGCTTTATGAAACTCTCTTACCTTGTCAAAGTAATTAATATTAATGTCTTCTTGAAACAATTCTAGTTGAACCGGTGGCTGGAACCGTTCAAAAGCTTCAATATCGTGTTCGTTAATCATTAGTCTTCTGATCCATCACGCTTGGGTTGTTTCTTCCTATTTTGTTTCTTAGTTAAAATTTGAACATTCTTATTGTCAAGAGGGCCTTTGCGATTAGCCGCGCGATGATCGACTTCTTTGTTGTCGCCCTTCTTAACCTTTCCAGCTCTCATAGCCGCACGTCTGGCAGCGTTACGTTGTGCCCTACGTTTCTTTTGTTCCTCAGAACCATGATACTTTTCATATTCTTCTTTGTAATTACGTGGCATTGTTTGTTAAAGCTCTCCATGCTTCCGGGAATAAAGGTGAAATAATCTCGTTCCATTGTCCAGCTAGTTCTCTGATTTCTGCCTGAGCATCAGGTTGTGAGCGTAGATTGTATGCTCTAGCAAAAGCAGCTAGAGAACCAGTACAATAATAACTGGTATACATAGACTGGGGAAGAACCATCCGGGCTTGTTCAGGAGCTACACCATTATTAATCATTAAGTTGTAAACCTGAAGAGAATGTTCAATCAAATAAGAGTACATTTCTTTTGGAGAAACCGTAACAAAAGGTGAACTAGGATCGTCCCAAACTTCTCTTTCACTTGTTTCTAGCCATTCTACTTCTTCGTCAGAAGACCCCTGCTTCTTGTTTTCTGCTCTCTTACGCCACTTGTCAGGAGTGTAGAACTGTGGTGGGTCATCGACGTACCGTCTAGAAACTTCATTGTAAGAGAAGCCAACGGTGTGTTTGTGCCGCTGGCGTGCAACAAAGATCGGTACTGTCTCTCGGAGAGTAATAACACTGTGTGTGAATGGGGTGAAGTGATCATGTTTAGCTAGATAGTTGATTAGCTTCTTGTCTTTGTCTGATAACCTGTTATAAGGAGGAATTTTACCTCCATGGTGAGGGTCTGTTTCATTCTCCCAATAAGACTCTTTATCAAATGAAACCCTAGCTGCGTTGACTACGGTCAAGTCGGAACCAGAGTGAGTAATGTATTCAGCTTTCATTTGAACCTCTAGTAAGTGTTAGATTAAATTTGTAGTCACCTTCAAAGTCTAAATTAATATCGTCAATTTGTAGTTTATCAAAATCTAACTTAAAAGGTGGTTCCCGTAGATAACGAGTTAGAGCTTCTACAACGTGATCTTCAGATAGAATTTGGTAGATCGTCATCGGTAAATTCCTCAACATTAGTGGGTCTGATTTTCTTATTTCTTTTGGTATCCGTGTTGATAACTCTCATACGAAACTCACCAACACGGTTTTCCATAAAGTATTTCTTCTGCTTATCCTGTAGGTTCTTAATCCTACGTTCTAGTGCTCTTTGTTTATTCGTCTTCGAATTCCGAGTCATCTAGGTATTCCTCTAGTCTTTCCAGATCAACTTCACCAATTTCATATAGTTTTAGTAGTGCATCATACGGATCAACTTCTAGGATAAGAAAGACTTCTTCTAGATCATAGTTGCTAAGCAGTTCCTTTAACAGTTTACTTGTCATTACCCATAGATTTCCTTCAATCTTTTAAGAGATACAAACTCAGGGTCATAGTTACCATTCTCTACACCTCTTTTGATCACGACACCAGACCACCACAGATCGTTGATATGCCCAGCCCAAGGTGATTTATAGTCTTGGTATACACCTGCTACTAGGGATTGGATTTTAGACCCGTTACCAAGAGTTCGTACAGAATAATCAAGGGTGTGTATGTGACCACAAGTCGAAGAGACTCCATTAACCAGAGAAATGGTATAAGCGGGCTTAACACCACCAGTAGGACGGCCCATGACACCAGATATAAAATAATGGGCATAGTAAATATTGTCAATTTCAATTACTCCGGGTGTTCCACCTTCGTATCTGATAACTTGATCGTAATACTCGTCGAGCCCGTAGTCACTAAATCCAATAGTTCCTTGGAGTTCAGGTGATAAGTCAAGGGCTCGTTCGATTCGATGTTCATGGTTACCCTCCAAATATACTGATCTGGGCCATCTTTTTTTGGCTTTCTTGAGAGGAAACCACATTCGGTCTTGGAACTCCCTACCGGACTCAATGTCACGAGAGTAAGATCTTCCTGCGAACGCTCTCTTACCTTTGTCGTACGTCGATAGAGAAGCCATGTCGTAACCATCGCCCAAGTTAACAACAACATCAGGGCGAAGGTCCAGAATAAGTTTGCCAATCCAATCTGCTCGATCATTATTAAACTCTGGGTGTGCGTGCTGGTCAGGCAGGCATAAGTGAATTTTACTCATTTAGTAGTACTTAACAACTAGATGAGTAAGATAAATAAAATTCATAATAAAAACAAAAAGATCAAGATTCATTCAAACAATTCCTTAGGCAGTGACTTGACAGAGTAAGAGATATTGTGCTTGTTACACCAATCTGAGTACCTGTATTTAGAACCCTTGTAGATTGGATTGTCTCGTTCAAATACGATATGGTACTTGTAATCTGGGTATTGTTGCGTAAAGGCTAGAACCTTCTTACGATCTTCGTCTCGGAAGTAGCCTTTGCCTTCTACAATAACC